TAAAGGTAAATTACCAAGACCTACAATAACTTTTTCTAATTTATTAGGAACTATAACAGCCATACTTCAACTTACAAATCAAACAACAGCTTTTTCTGATCTTGCAGGTGCAAAAGTTACACGAAGACGTACTCTTAGCAGGTTTCTTGATGCAACAAATTTTCCAAGTATTGTAAATCCTTTCGGAACGCCAGATCCTTCAGCAGAGTTACCAAGAGAAGTTTACTTTATTGAAAGAAAAACTATTGAAAATAGGAATATTGTACAGTTTGAGATGGTAGGGTCTTTTGATTTGTTTGGTGTTGCCGCACCAAAAAAACTTGTTACAAGAGCCGATTTTGCTGGGGTTGGTTCTTTTGTAAATGCTTGATATGAACTGGAAAAAAACTTTTAGAGATTATGCTAAAGAAAAGACTCCAAATGAAGCCTGTGGCTTACTTGCAATAATAAAAGGTAAGGAGATATTTTGGCCTTGTAAAAATTTAGCTGAAGGAAAGCATGAATTTTTTATTCTTGATCCTGATGATTGGGCAGATTGTGAGGACACAGGAGAAGTTATTGGTGTAATTCATAGTCACCCTAAAGGTACTGCAACACCTTCAGATACAGACAAAGCAGCCTGTGAGCATTTAGGGTTTCCATATTATATTTACAGTATTGAACATGACCATTGGCAAGAATTAAAGCCCTCTGGTTGGAAAGCTTCATCATTGATAGGAAGGAGATTTATTTGGGGTAAATATGATTGCTGGTCTATCGTTACAGATTGGTTTAAAGAAAACAAAAACATAACTATTGAGTATTGGCCTAGACCAAAAAGAATTAAAGATTTTATTAAAAATCCTGAATTTGAATATGCTTTGCCAAAATTAAACTTTAAAAAACAAAAATCAAATGATGATATAAAAATTGGTGATGTATTTCTTTTTAGATCAATTTCAGGTAATTTAGATCATGTAGCTATTTATATTGGCGATAACATGATATTAAATCATAATATAAAAGCTTTGAGTTGCAGAGAACCTTTTGACCTAAGATACCAACAAGCACTAAAAGGAGTTTACAGATATGCAGCTTAAAAAAATAAAAGTTTATGGTAAATTAAGGCAGTTTCTAGGAAAATCATATTTTGAAGCTGCCGTAAGATCGCCACAACAGGCTGTAAGTTTTCTTATGGCAAACTTTGAGGGTTTACAAAAACACATGAACGATCAAATATATAAGATCAAGATGGGTGGGAGAGTTATAACAGAGGATTATTTATCAATGACTGGACAGGGAGACATTCAGATAATTCCTATTGCCACTGGGGGAATAAATTTTGCTGTTGGACTATTGTTTAGTGGTTTTGCCGCAGAAGTTGGTGCTTTTGCTGCTGGAGTTTTAGGATCACAATTAGTTGGTACTGCTGTAAGTACAATTTTAACAACTGTGGGAACTTCAATGGTTATTGGTGGCGTTACAGATTTGATTGCGCCACAAAATACACCACAAAATGTTTCGTCAGTCAGTGATACTGACCCAAGAATTAGAGGATCATATTCTTTTAGTGGAATCCAAAACGTAAGTTCAAGTGGGGTTCCAATACCAATTTTATATGGCCTTGTCTTTAGTGGTTCAATTATAATAAGTTCGGGTACAGATTCGACCCAAGTAGTTAAAAGCATAACCTAATGCCAAGATTAGTTGATGACCAATTATTTGGAACTGATAGAAAGGTAGTTGACCCTGACCTGATAGATGGTGGATTAAGAAGTAAGCAATTTGCAACAGTTGTTGATCTTTTGGGCTACGGAGAAATAGATTCTATTTTTGACGTTGGCGGTTCTGGAACGAATACTTTCCAAAAAAATATTTTTCTTGATGGTACACCTTTAAAAAATGCAAATGGTGATAATAATTTTCAAGATGTAGAAGTATTTGTTAGACATGGTGCATCGGATCAAACTGCAATCCAAGAGATTAATGCTATAGAAAATACAGTTTCAGTTTCAGTACCAGTTTTAAATTCTTCACCTGTTACAAGATCAATTACAAATACATCTGTTGATAAAATTAGAGTAAGTATTCAGATTCCAGCACTTCAAGAATTTAAAGATGATGGGGATATTGTCGGTGCTGAAGTAGCGATCTCTATAACAATAACTGAAAATGATGGAACAGTATCGACACCAGTTGTAGGAAATACAATTAATGGAAAAGCAACAAGCCCTTTTGTAAAAGATTTTGAAATTAAGTTTGAAAGAACAATGAGTTTCCCAATCGATGTAACTGTAAGTAGGCCTACTGCTGACAGCACAGAAACAAAATTACAAAATGCCACTAACTTTTTATCTCTTACAGAAATAATTACAGATTCAAACGCATATCAAGGATTTGCTTATGTTGCTTTGAGGTTTAATGCACAGGAATTTCAAAGCTATCCAAAACGTATGTATAGGGTCAAGGGAACAAAAATTAAAGTTCCCCATGATACAACCATTGATAGTAATAATGGCAGAGTTATATATCCAGCAGACTATACATTCAACGGAACATTTAAAACAAACAAAGAATGGTGTTCTGATCCAGCTTGGGTTTTATATGACATCTTGACAACTGATAAAGGTTTTGGAGGTGATGATGGAATAGTGCAAGAAGAAAATCTTGATGTATTTAGTTTTTATTCTGCAAGTGCTTATGCCAGTGCTTTGATAACTGATCCAATTACAAACACTACAGAGCCTAGATTTAGCTGCAATGTAATTTTAAATCAAAGAAATGACGCATACACTTTGATAAATGATTTGTGTGCTGTTATGAATGCAATGCCTTTTTACAGCAATGGAACTTTGCAAATATCACAAGATCGACCTACGAATACATCTACAAATACATCTGACCCACAATATATATTTAATAATTCAAATGTAACTGAAGAAGGTTTTACATATCAAAATCAGGCAGCAAGACTAAAATATACAGAGGTAGAGGTTCAATACTTTGATAATCAAACACAAAAAATGGAGTTTGAATTAGTGACTGCTGATCAGATTACTGCATTAGCGTCAGGATCAACTGGTTTAGATGCAATAAATAAATTTGGCCGAACAAGAAAAACATTAAAAGCTTTTGCCTGTACTTCTATTGGTCAAGCAAATCGTCTTGGTAGGTGGTTTTTATATTCAAATTTGCTTGAATCAGAAATTGTCACTTTCACAACTACTTTAGAAGCTGGTGTGATTGTAAGACCCTCAACAATTATTGCAATCGCAGATTCTGTAAGGGCAGGTGTAAGAAAAGGTGGTCGTATAAATACAGGAGTGTCCACTACACAAATAATTGTTGATGCAAGAACTATTGATGGTAATGATTTATCGCACGAAAGTGGTTCAACTTTAAGTGTTGTTTTATCTGATGGAACAACTGAAACTGAAACAATTTCTTCTATAGATGGTACAACTATAACTGTTTCTTCCGCATTTTCATCAACTCCACAAGCAAACAGTGTTTATGTCATTGAGAGTCCTTCAACGCAACTTCAAATTTTTAGAGTTGTTTCGATAGAAGAAAAAAATGATTCTGAATATACAATTTCTGCCGTCATACATGACACAAATAAATATGCACAGGTAGAAGATACAACAGTTCAATTACAACCAAGACAAATAACAACTTTAATAGATGAAAAACCATCACCGAATAATGGGTCAGCAGTAGAGCAAATTGTTGTTTTAGAAAACAGAGCAGTCTCTAAAATATTTGTTTCGTGGGAACCAGTGCAAGGTGTTAAAGAGTATTTAATTGAATTTCAATATGAAAATGATAATCCAGAAAGACTAAGAATTTCAAGACCTAGTTTTGAATTGTTTGAATCAAGACTAGGTTCTTATGTTTTTAAAGTAAAATCTTATAACGCATTAGGCAAATTAAGTGCAACAACAACAACTATAGAAATACAAGCTATAGGAAAAACAGCGATTCCAGCAGATGTTCAAAATGTACGTATAGAACCATTATCAGATGAATTTGTGAGATTACGCTTTGATAAATCTACAGACGTTGATGTGACTCATGGTGGCAACGTGGTAATTCGTAGTTCCAATCTTACATCTGGGGCAACTTTTACTAATTCAGTTGATGTAATGCAAGACCTTTCCGGTAACGTAAGCGAGACGATTGTTCCAAATATTGTAAATGGTACTTATATTTTAAAATTTAAAGATGATGGAGGCCGATTAAGTTCTGGTGAAGCTTCTGTTGTATTAATTCAAACAGTACCTAATGCTTTTCCAAAACTAACTGTTTTAGAAGATCGAGAGGACAACGATTCTCCACCATTTCAAGGTGCAAAAGTTGATTGTTTTTTTAGTGATGATGTCAATGGTCTTGTTCTTGGTTCTTTAGTAACTCTTGATAATGAATCAGATTTTGACGCTATTGCTGATTTTGACTTTATAGGTGCTGTTGACATAACAGGGGGATCTTATGAATTTGCTAACACATTGGATTTAGGAGGAAAGCAACCTTTAAGATTACGCAGACACATGGTAACGCAAGGTTTTTATCCTAATGACTTGTTTGATAAAAGAACTGCTTTAATAGATACTTGGACTGACTTCGATCAAGCCACTGCCTTTGATGTCGGTGCTTCTTTGCTAGTAGCTACAACTGACCTTGATCCTGATTTGTCAGTTTCAGCAACTTATGGGCAAAGTGGCACGACAATAACAATTACAAAAACAGATCATGGATATTCTGTTGGCGATTTTGTTGTGATAGATTTTACTGCTGGTTCTGCTACAGATGGTAATTATCAAATAGTTTCTGTGCCTAGTGCTTCAACATTTACTGTTACTTCATCGACAAGTGCAACAATTTCAAGTGGAACATCTTGTACTTATGGAGCAAACTTTAGTCAATTTAATCCATTTATAAATGGAACTTATGTTGCAAGAGGATATAAATTTAGATGTGAAATGGATTCAGATGACCCTGCACAATCAATAGAAATAGATCAGCTTGGATATACAGCAGAAATAGAAAGCAGAACAGAAACAAGTCTTACAAATGCAGGGGCATCAACTGGTGGGTTTATAGCATCTGGTACTTCTACGAAGTCTGTCACATTTACAAATAGTTTTTTTACAGGTCAATCTGGAACTAGCATTGCAGCAAATTCAGTTTTGCCATCAATCGGTATAACAATAGAAAATGCACAGGTAGGTGATTTTTTTGCATTGTCAAATATTAGTTCAACTGGATTTGATATAGATGTAAAAAATGGATCTAGTCATGTAAATAGAAATTTCAAATACGCTGCAACAGGATTTGGGCGTGGTAGTTAATTTTAAAGTAGGATATACTTAAAGAAAATTTTGGCTTAAGAAATGAGTTTTCAAAATGATATGATAATTGATAACGGTACTGGTGCTGCCGTTAGATCAGATTTAACAGATGCTTTTAAATCTTTAGCAAATAATAGTTCCGGCAATTCTGCCCCATCTACAAATTATCCAAGTCAATTTTTTGCTAATACTTCAACAAGTATTATGCAAATCAATAATACTTCTGGAAACTCATTTATAAATTTATTTACTCTTGCTGGTGGGCCAGCATTTGCTGTTGATGGAACAATAAACTCTGTAAATATAGGAAAAGGTGCAAACTCTGTTGCAGGTAACACTGTTCTTGGAGAAAGTGCTTTAGATGCTTCTGTTTCTGGTCAAAATAATACTGCGATTGGTAAAAATGCTTTAACATCTTTAACTTCGGCTGCTGATTGTACGGCTGTAGGAGAAGATGCTCTAGCTGGTGTTACAACAGGCAGTAATAATATTGGGGTTGGCGTTGATGCTCTAAAATCTTGCACAACTGGAACAGGAAATATTGCAGTAGGTAGAAGAGCTTTAGATGCCGTTACAGATTCCAGTTTAAATGTGGCAGTTGGACAATCTGCTTTAGGACAAAATACAGCAGATAACAACACAGCCCTTGGTTATAACGCATTATC